ATCAATTTATTTACCAAGTTTTATATTATTATATTTTTATAATATAAAATGGGTGCCTTCAGTGCTACTATTCGTATCCGCAACAACAACCAAGTTCCTTCGGGACCTGTCGCATTTCCTTATAGCGTTATGAGTCAAATTATGAATGGTCCTCCCTGCAGAAAGTCAATTGTTGCCTATAATTTATTGGCTGCTGGCTGGCAAAACAACCGCGTCTTGAACTGGAACAAAAAGAATGGATTGGGACAATACTATTCCTGCAAATAAATGAACTGCTGCGGCGTAACAAAAATATAAATAATCAGGTTATTTATATTTTGATTTTGTTTTTTAACTTATATAAAAATCTATTCAATAAAAGTCATTTTGCTTTTTTGTTGTAAATAATACTTGGAACAGCTTTCAACCAATAGTCCATTAGCATAAATTCCATAGTTAGAATAATCATTTTCGTTTTCTAAGGAAAAGTGATAAATGCTATAAACGCCAGCGGGCTCGTATACTTTGGTTCTTCTATCTACGCAAGCTGGAAGGCAATATTTTTCGTCAATTATACAAACTTTCAATGTTATTCTCATAGTTTTTTCAATTTCTCCTTCATCTTTAAAATTATCTACTAAAATACAATGACACCCAGTGATGACTAAATCTTCAAAAATTTCCGGATACTTATCTTGCGAACATTTATATAGCTGGTTTATTATTCTCTCTTTTGTCGCTTTATGTTTTATTTCTTTGAATCCAATCATACTAATAGGTTTAAAGTCATTCAATAATGTTTTTACAAGGTCGCCTTTTCTTAGATCTTGCACAGGAATGTATCCTTTATCCGTAAGAATTTTAGTATCTTTTTTGAAGCAAATAAGCTGGTCAATAACTGGGGCAAAAACAGCCTCGCATTGTATAGTATGCAATACTTTTCCAGATGAATCCAAACTATCTATAGTTAAGTTTTTATACAAGTTATAAAATGAGCCATTGTTTAAGTTAGGAAAACTTGCAATATTTATCCCACAACCAGAAAAGGAATACGTTGGATTCTTAAGAAATTTATTGTCTGCCCCGCGGAAACCATTATTAACATGTATATTAACCATTGGATTTTCAGAATCAAAAAAACTTGTAACTAAATTATTATATTTATTTACGCTAAAATAGCCATCAAAAATTGATTCGCCACTTTCAGGTAAAAAAATTTTTACAAGATACCAAGAAGTCATTATTTATATAAAATAATAAAATGTTCCCATTTTATCGTAAACATTTTATTTTTCACTGATATAAATGTTGACTGGTTTAAACGCGAATAGAAACTTCATTGCCTGCGTAAAAACCTTGGTCGACCAATGATTGTGTATAATCTGCGCCACCCCAGTTATCATCCATCGGATTGGGGCTTATTCCTTGCGCCTGTTGGGTTGCATTCATATTATCTAATGGCGTTGTTGTTCCAACATAATAAGACGAGCTGTCAAAAGCCGGATAAGAATTCTTATTATACGGCTGGTCCGATTGCGTCGCATCAATCAAAGGCGTTGGGTTTGGTTTCTTTGAATAAGGCGCATTAGGTGGAAGACCGCCTTGTAAGTCATTAGGACTAGGTCTGACTTTATAAACTGGGTTACCTTGAGCGTCGTAAGTGCGCTGCAAATATAAAACAGGACAGCGTATTCCTTGACTTCTCTGCCAATCTAAAAATTCTGTATACTCTTCTAAATTATTAAACTCTACAGGATTTACACCAGGGACCTTTGCTATTTTAGAATTATACAGGTATAATTTAGAGTCTTTTTGTATCAAAATATTAGGGCACCTATTCGTATCTATTTGGTTTGTAAATCCTTCACTTTGTTTCCCGCAAAAATAAATTCCTGCTAAAAATACAACTATTATTACTAACATAAGAGATGACATAAGTATATATTAAACAAGGATTAAAAAAACTGGTTAAATAAATTGCTCTAAATTATTTTCTATAAATAAATTATACAAATGCCAATTCACGAAAAATCTGATAAGGAAAAAATAGAAATAATAAAAAAAGGTATAGCAGATGGTAAACATGTTTTTCTTTTAATTTATATGGATGGCTGCGGGCCATGCAATGAAACAAAACCTAAATGGTTTGCGTTTGAAAATAAACATGGGTCCGACGATGATGTAGTAATTGTAGATATTGAACAGGCGCATATTAGTGATATAGCAAATTTAATAGGAGAATCACTGGGTGGATTTCCCTGTATGCGTTATATTCATAATGGTAAAATAGAAGAGTATGAAAACTGCACCCATCTAGATAAAACTAAACTACGAACTACTGAATCCTTTAGCGAATGGTTAAAATTAAAAACTGGCTCTCATAAAAAACATCAGTCTGGCGGTAGAAAACGCATCACGAGCAAACGACTAAAACGAAAAAAAGGGGGCAAATGGTCACTTAAATATAAGCGCAGCATAAACTGCAAACGCCCTAGAGGATTCTCTCAAAGACAGCATTGCAAGTATGGAAGGAAATACATTTAATGCAAGAACTGCTCAAAGAGAAAAGTTAGCTTTTGAGTAACCTATAACGGCGCATGCAATTCGTTTGCCTGCATGCCCCGTTTTTAAACTATCGTCAAATCCTCCCAGACCGCAATCGTCTTCGTCGGCATGTATAATGAGTCCTCGACCAATAATATTAGCTTTTGAACCTCTCAACTTGATGACATTATCCCGCATTCTATAATGCGCTACGCCTTGCGCATCGGTATGCAAGTTACCTAAATCGCCAACGTGACGCTCTTTTGCGCCAGGGCAACCATGATTTTTTCCGTATGGGTTAAAATGTGCGCACATACTTTCGCAATTTTCGCTTAAGTCACCGGATTCGTGCACATGAAATCCGTGTTTTGCATTTTTCTTGAGACCAATAATATGTATATCAATAATGACATCGTCGTGTTTTAAATCCTCTGTAAAAGTTACAATTCCTTTGATTTTTTTGTCATTAAAGAATGCAATGGCTTGAATTTGTTTCTTGATCATATATTAAAATGACTATACTATTTTAATATATTTATATTCAATATTCAATATTTGCGCAATTATAATAAACTTTCTTACCACGAAATATAAAAATCTCCATAAAATACATTCAATTCTTTATATTTATTTATAAATGCGTTATACTTTTCCTCATGAAAGTTTTTGTTTTCATTTATCTTTAGAACAGAATTCCATAAATATATTATACATAAATGATCTCTCTCTAAAAACTTTGACAAGTTAATAAGTTTTTCATTTCCTATTAATGCCGCAACAACACTGAATGCGCTATACTTTGTTCCTTGAATTATTGATTTACATTTTGATAAACAAAAAAAGTCTAAAACACTGGCATAGTTTTTTATTGATTTTATATTTTCACAGAGCTTTTCATCAATTTCCAATATTGTCACGTTTTGTTCTTTTCCTTTTTCTTTGGCTATGTTTTTTATAGACTCGCAAAATAAGTTTTTGTGTTTATTGTCTTCACTAGTAACAAAAAAACTGGGGGTTTCTTCGCTTTCTATTATATCACTTATAGTAGATAAAAGTTTTTTCATAAGAATGATGTTTTCGTCAGGAGACATTTCGTGTCTAATGTCTGGATGCTCCTTAATCTTATCACTTTTTCTCAAATGGATGCCGTGAGCCTTTTCAATGCCTATAGGAATACATTTTGAAACCATTGCGCTTGGTTGAATTTTTTTTGCAATTGTCAAAAACATATTTGATACTTCTTCAAAGGAAACATTAACCCCTTCACTTTTTAGTTTTTGATAAACGCAATACGGAGTAATAGAAACGATTAAATCAGGATTTATAAACAAGAGCGCATTTTCAGTTTGATTTAAATCATACTTTTTATATTCATCGTTATTGTTATAAACTTTAATATCATTAAAGTTAAAAAGAGACAAGTCATAAAAATTTGAACTTCCAAAACGATAAAATAATATCTTTTCATTAAGAAAAACTTTCAAATCAAATTTTTTATAATAAGCGTAAACGGCTGCGCCAAGAATATTTATAATTTTATCTCCTAATCCGTTTATTGGTTTAATGAATAAGTTATAAGTCATATTTATTATTTATATAGAATGTTGTTTAATATTTTATTTTAAATTTACTTCATTAAAAGTAGTGGGGAACCCAGGTTCTGAAAATGGTTTTTGGCACAACCTTTGTCAAAGGTTGTAAGTTGTTTTGGCACAACCTTTGTCAAAGGTTGTTTTGGCACAACCTTACCTAAAGGTTGTAAAGTGGTAAAAATTGAATTAAAGATAATTTACAATAGATAATGTAACAAACGATCAATGGAACGAGTGTTTCGTCTTTTCGACTTTAACGTTTATAATGGAAGTACAGAAACCAATAGTAGTAGTGGAAGTGATAATGGCGCTCAAAGTTATAAAGATTCAAATATATTCATTATTCAAATGTTTGGCTTGGACGAAACAGGTAAAACTTGTTCCATCCTAGTAAAAAATTTTAAACCATTCTTCTATGTAAAAGTTGGAGACAATTGGAGTACGACCACAAAACAATTATTCCTTCTTGATATAAAAAGCAAAATTGGGAAGTATTATGAGAATTCCATTTCCGATTGTAAAATTATCAAGCGAAAGAAGCTCTACGGCTTTGATAACGGAAAAGAATACAAGTTTCTAAAGTTTGACTTTAATAATATGTCTGCACTGAATAAAGTAAAAAATCTTTGGTACACGGGTGCTGGAGGTTTTGGTAGCGAAAGAAAACTATTGCCCAGCGGATATGTATTTGCTGGAATAGGAACGCATTTATATGAAGCAAATATTCCGCCTCTACTAAGGTTCTTTCATATTCAAGATATTAGTCCCTCTGGATGGGTCGCATTACCCAATAATAAAACTGCACTCGTCCTTGACGAAGATAAAAAGACAACGTGCGACTATGAGTTTGAAATCAGTTTCAAGAACATTGTTCCTCTAAATGATAAGGAAACTCGTGTTCCATATAAGATTTGTAGTTTTGATATTGAGGCGAGTAGTAGTCATGGTGACTTTCCAATTCCAATCAAGTCGTATAAAAAATTGGCAACTAATATTATTGAGTATTTTGAAAATATTGGTGCAGATGCGACAAAAGAACAATACAAAGATATCCTTAAAAAAATTGTAATAAATGCGTTTGATTATGCAGGCGCTGGCGAAAAGATGAGTGAGATTGACTTAGTGCATCCAAAATCAAAGCCAGACTTGGCTTCGCTAAATAATTTAATTGATAAATGGTTATCAAGCCAAGTTCGTGATATGAAAACAAATACAAATGAAGCGACAATTGAAGCTATGTTTGAAAAAATGCATCAAAATGTGGAGGATGATAATGAAGAAGACTTTAATTTCATAACAAAGCCAAAAACATATTCAGATAAAAAAGCTACTATTGTTGATATCTTATTTGATAAAAAATTTGAGCGAGATAGTAAAGTGAATGAGCTCAATATTTCACTCAAATCCATTTTCCCAAAGTTGGAAGGTGATAAGGTTACTTTTATTGGTTCAACCTTTATGAAGTACGGACAAACTGAGCCTTATTTGAATCATTGTGCAGTGCTCAATACTTGCGACAGCCTACCTATAGCAAATAGTACCATTCAAACTTGTAAAACCGAGCGAGACTTACTACTTGCTTGGCGCAACTTGATTCAAAAGGAAAATCCCGATATTATTATTGGCTATAACATATTTGGTTTTGATTATGAGTTTATGTTTAGACGCGCACAAGAAAATGATTGTCAAGAAGAATTCTTGCAACTTTCAAGGAATTGTGGCGAAATATGTGCCAATAAGGATCGTGAAACTGGTTCATTCAAAATAGAGGAGAATACAATTCAAATTGCAAGCGGCACGCATGACCTAAAGTATATAAAGATGAATGGGCGTCTACAGGTAGACTTGTATAATGTATTTCGTCGAGAAGAAAATCTATCATCGTATAAGTTGGACTATGTATCAGGTCATTTTATTGGCGACTATGTAACAGCTGTTGAAAGAGACGACAACACGACCAAAACAAAGATTATAACAAAAAATATGACTGGTTTACTGGAAGGAAGTTTTATTCATATTGAAGAAATTGGACACACAACGGACTATTATGATGGTGGTGCCAAATATAAAGTTTTGCGCGTAGATAAAAAAGCCGGTTCATTTGAAATTATTGGTTCGATTACGCCAGATTTCAAAACGAAAAAAGTACGCTGGTGTATGGCAAAGGACGATGTTACCCCAAAAGACATCTTCCGCTTGACCAATGGAACATCTGCTGATAGAGCGACCATTGCAAAATATTGTATTCAAGATTGTAACCTAGTGCATTATCTGTTAAATAAAGTAGATACTATTACTGGTTTTATTGAGATGGCAAAAATTTGTAGTGTGCCGATGAACTTCTTGGTTATGCGCGGGCAAGGTATTAAACTTACTAGTTTTGTTGCCAAAAAATGCAGGGAAAAGCGAACACTTATGCCTGTAATTGAAAAAGGTAATCTTGACGAAGGGTTTGAAGGCGCAATTGTTTTGGACCCAAAGTGCGACTTATATTTGGATAATCCGGTTGCATGCGTGGACTATGCATCACTCTACCCAAGTTCAATGATTAGCGAAAATTTATCGCATGACAGCAAAGTATGGACAAAGGAATATGATTTAGCAGGAAATCTAATTTGTGAAACTGGTGAAAAAAATGAAGCAGGAGAATTTATATACGATAATTTACCCGAGTATGAGTATGTAAACGTAGAATATGATACATATGTTTATGTAAGAAAAACACCGAGTTCAGCTGCGGAAAAAGTATTGAATGGGCGAAAGATTTGTCGTTTCGCCCAGTTCAGCGCAATTATGCCTTCTATTTTGGAAGAGTTATTAAAAGCAAGGAAAGCTACTAGGAAGCTCATTCCGACGCAAACAGACGAATTTATGAAGAATGTTCTAGACAAGCGCCAGCTTGGTTATAAGGTGACTGCTAACTCACTATATGGTCAATGTGGCGCAAAGACGAGCACATTTTATGAAAAAGATATTGCGGCATGCACCACCGCAACAGGTCGTCTGCTTCTCACGTATGCAAAAAAAATTATCGAAAAGTGTTATGGCGATGCTGTTGTAAATACAGAAAGCAGAGGTCCGGTTTTAACAAAAGCAGAATATATTTATGGAGATAGCGTTGCCAACTATACACCCACGTATATTCGAATAAATGGAATGATTGACATTTGCGTTATTGAAACATTAGCGGAAAAATATGGTGAAAATAATTGGGTAAAATGCCAAGAAGAAGGTAAACAAGAAAAGGAATTCTGTGAACTATCAAATGTTGATACGTGGACAGATAAGGGATGGACAAAACTTCATAGAGTAATTCGGCACGTCTTGGCGCCGCATAAAAAAATGGTTCGCGTTCTAACGCATACAGGTTTGGTGGATGTTACAGACGATCATTCTCTATTAACGAAAGACTCTTGTTCCATTTCTCCAAAAAATATAAAAGTCGGAACTGAACTTTTACATAATAGTTTGCCAATGAATGAAAATTTCATAAATTCTATTACCAAAGAAGAAGCGCAGGTAATGGGATTCTTCTTTGGAGATGGAAGCTGTGGTAATTACGATT